GGTTGAACACCTGCGATATCGTAAGCGATAAGGTTAGGCATTGCTCTTCTTACTAGTGAAATCAAAATTGGATCCCAATTTGAAGTACCAGCAGTATTGTTTGTAGGAGCAGCTTCAGTCATAAATGCTGAATCCTCCTTCATTGCTCTTTCTTGGTTTTCCAAGACAGTAGCGGTAACGGCACGTTTGTAAGAGTCACTGATTTTCGGTAAATCAGGATGCTCTAACACCGGCTGCCATTTTTTTTCGTATTGTTCTGATAAATACATGTTTTTTATCTCCCTATTATTTGTTAGACAACTTAATGTTTTTTGTTTGACTTATAGCGGCACTATAAGCAGCCATCGCATTGGATAAGTCCTCAGGTTGAGTACCTTCTCCTGTCGCTACTTCGTCTATACCGTCACCAGAAACGTCTTTTGACTTAAAATAACTTTCTTTAATAGTAGTAATTTTTTGTCTGTAATCTGCTTCTGTTGAATAATCTACTTCCTCAGCAAGTTTGTTAAATTTTTCTTTAGCTGTTTCAGTTAAGTCTTTAGCAGCGTCATTTTTAATTTCTTCTGCTTTGTACTGATTTGATTGCTTTGAAAGTTCAACATTCTTCTCAATAGACTCGTCTAACTTTTTCTGTAGTTCGTCTATTTTAGAAGCTTGATCTTCAAGTACATTATATTTTTCGTCTGGAACATTTATGTAATGATCTTCAAAAAGTTTTTTAAGACCACTGATAAAGTCCTCAGCGATTTCGCCTTTGATTCCTCTCTCTAAAGCAAGTTCGTTTTCTTTCATCCACTCCTCTACCACGTATGATAGATATGAGTCAACTTTTTCAACTAACTCTGCTTTTGCTTGAGAAGTTTCTTCCTCGAATCTTTTTTTACTTTCTGCTTCCATTTCTTCAGCAATCTCTTTTACTTTAGATTTAATTGCTGTTTCAAAAATAGTTGCAGCTTTTGTTTTAAATTCTTCAGATAAATCTGTTTGTCCAGCGATTAGAGCGTCAACGTGTTCTTTAACGTCAATCTCTTTTTCTTTGTCTTCAGCTTTAGTCTCTTTTTCGTCCTCTTTAGTTTCTTCTTTGGTAACGTCTTTACCAGATTTTTTAAGAGCGTCAAGAGCAGCTTTAGGCATTTCGCCTTCTTTTACAGTTTCTTTATCATCCGATTCAGTTTCTTTTTTGTCTTCTTTTTTCAAAGTAGGCATTGGATCAGGCGAACCCTCATGTTTTTGAGGTGCTTGACCAGAAACTTCTTTTGTAGATTTAGCAGCGTCCGGATTACTGTCTGTAGGTTTAACTACAGCCGCACCTAAATCCTCAGCATCGTTTTTCAGATGTGTAGGTTCAGCTGCAACAGCATTTTTCTTCGGAAGATCAGCTTGAGGACTAACAGTGTTTTCTGTTACCTCTTTCTGGTCTTTTACTGCCTCAATCTTTTTTAAATTTTCGGCCATTGAGAAATCTCCTTTTTTTTATTTTAACTAGTTATTTAAAATTCTTGTAGTACTATTTATAAAACTAGAGTTTTTTAAGAAACTTTTGAAAGACTTCCGCCTTAGCCTCTGCTAAAGCAAGTCTTTTCGCAGCTTCCACGTCACGTTTCCAAGACTCTATGTCTTTTTCAACGAGAACGCCATTGTTCCATACCCATTCTCTATTCTCCATAATGCCTTCTACGAAAGCGTCTGGAGCGCTTGGATCTGCAACAATATCAGCGGCTGTAGCTAAATAAAAATCTCTACCTACATAATTAACACCACCTCTTTGAGACAATGATCCCATACCTCTAGAAGATACTCCTAATTGAGCACCCTCGTCAATAAGACCTTTTACAATCTTACCGTATGGTGTATTCATTATCTTTGCTTCACCAATAAAATTAGTGCCATCTGGATATAGAGAAGTAATCATATGACTTACTCTCTCTAGATTTACTGTTGGACTGTCTGGATGTCCAAGTTCGCCAAAGGCTCTTTTTTTATTAATAAATTCTGCGTTATATCTTCTTACTTCTTTCTCCAAAATCTCTTTTTCATATACTCGTCCATTTCTATTTTTGATTTCAGATTGTAGGAAGACTCCTCTAATTTTGTAATTCTTTTTACCGTTAGTTTCTTCTACAAGATACTCGGCGTTTTGTACTTCTTCCGATATTAGTTTCATAAAATCCCTCTAATTCCTTTGTTCCTATATTTATAAAGGTTTTTACCTAAACTCTGCTATAATTGTGTAATTATCGCCACTTGCAAAGCTCTTTGTTGACAATAATACATCACCTGTTGGTGTAGTAGAGTTATTAGGAATCTCATTACCAGGAGTTCTTAAATCCCAATAACCATTTCCAGATAATAAAACCATGGTTGCGTTTATAGTACCATCCCATATTAACTCAACAGCCGCTTTATTATCGTGTGAGTTTACAGAGTACCAAATTTTTGATAACTTTCTATTACCATCTTCGGTCATAAAAGTTAATGCGCTAGCGTCTATCTTCTTAACGTTTGTTTCGCCAGTTCCATCTGAAACGTTTGTTAATTTAACTACGTATTTAATACCTGAAGTATCTGCTATCGTTTGTGTTGTTACCGTGTCTGCCATTATTCTTGATCTCCCATTTTGTCCAAGTATTCACTTATCTCATCATCAAAATATTGTTCTAATGCTTCTTTTTCTATTTGATTAAGAGTAGCAACATTATCTAAAGCGTCTTCAAATTTCATAGGTAAATTTTCTGCGTTAATGTCTTCGTCTTTTTCAATAGTTGAAAAGATTTCCTTAACTGCTATTTGCATAACAGGTGTTAAACTGTTAAATGCAACACTGTCAAATAGTTTATTGTTTTCCACAATGTCACTAACTCTTAACATATTATTGTTCCGTTGCTGGTGCTTCTGCTGGTGCCTCTACAGGCGCTTCAGGTTGTGCTTCAACTTCGGGTGTTACCGGATCAGCAGATGGTTCTGCTACTTCAGGTTTAGTTTCTGCTGATAAATCAGCAGCTGTTTTACCGTCTGTACCATCAGCGTTTGTAATTGTACCGTCTCTGTTGAATTGTCCTGGAGTTGCTACTTCAGGTTTTTTATCACTATGAGACAACGCTTGACCATTGAACATAGCACTCGCCATGTCTTTTCGTCTTTGGTCTAATGCGTCTCCTACCTTTGTTCTTAAAGCGTCTTTAAAAGCGTCACCGGCTTCTGCGTTTTTACCAGCACCTAGTTTGTCTATAAAGTTTTTTATTTCTTGATTAGGCATGTTTCATTCCTTTCATTAATATGTGTCCTCACTATCAACGACCTGATTACCAGGACTTGATATGATTCCCTTATCTATTTCTGTTTTAATTTGTTTGTCTATTTTCTCTATATCAGCGTCACTCTGTTTCAATATATTCTTTCTAACATATTCAACAGAGAAATATTTACCAACATAGTCTCTAACATCATTTGCTAATTGTATTCTATCTTTCAACATTTCGGCAGTTTTTAATTCTGCAAAATGACCGTCTTGTAAAAAGTCATAGAATATATTATCTCTTATCATCGGCCATTCTTCTTCCGATATGATTTGTTTTAAAACTAATTGAGTTCTTAAAATGTCATTAAATAATTCAATAAATTTCTTTCTTAATCTTTGAACAAATTTAGTAAATTTTAATTCGTCTCTAGTTATTTCTGTTGATCTTCCTAAATTAAATCCACTAGAAGCTTCAAGTCTACTTGATGGTACGTTTAGTGATCTGTATAGTTTACTTCTAAAGTATTCTATATCAGTAATCTCACCTAAATTCTGACCACCTGGTAAAGTAGAAATATCTGTACCTCTACCACCCTCTCTACTTGGTAACCAAAAGTCTTCTAACATTGACATATAATTTCTATCGTCTCTTATCTCACCAGTAGCTGCGTCATATACAAGTTTGTTTCTGTATCTTGCCATAACGTCTCTTAAATATTGTTCAGCTTTCATTTTAGGCAAATTACCAACATCAATTTTGAATATACGTCTTTCAGGCGCTCTTGCTATTCTGTAAATAACAGCAGCGTCTTCAATCATTCTTAATTGATTAACTGGTTTGATTGCTTTATGTAAGTATGATAAAATTATATTTTTATTCTGATCTATTAAACCTGATGGACAAAATGCGATAGTATCTACAGCGATTTTTATACCTTGTAAACTAGCACCACCTACACCTCTTTCATTAAACAAAAAATACTCCATAGTTTCGTCTACTAAATTTGTAGCCGATGGAGCAACTCCGTCAGGTCTTCTCTTTCTTACTTCTCTGATTTTTTTGATTTTCCGAGGATCAAGATATTTTAATTCTGTAATACCTTTCTTTCCTGTTTCTGTATCAATAATTTTTTGGTAGTAAATTCTACCATCAACATACCATCGTCTAAAGATGTCATGTCCTCTAGTATTAAATTGTAATAGTCTTAATACTTCAGAAAATTCTTCTTCTATTCTTCTCTTAATGTCCCTTCCATAAGGCACATTATTTGTATTTAAATTTACAGCCTGTCTATTTTCATTGCTCACGATAGCTTCATTGATTATATCTTCAATGGCCATATCACATTCAGGATGTATTGAAATTTCTCTGTATCTTCTTATGAGATCCGCTTCAGTCTTTGCGTTCCCTTCCATGTCAAGGTGAGACGCAAAATCCCCTCCAGCCGCTACAACTTGTGTGCCGTCTTCGGCTTGTGGTACGCTAAAACTTTGTTTCGGATCGGATTTAGGCTTTTCTCTTGTTATCTTAAATCCAAAAAATTCTGCCATAATTTAACTCCTTTTATTTCCTTTTACTACTTATAATAGTTTTAAGAAGGCGGTTTTTAGGCCGCCTTCCAAATTTTTGTATTACGTTGTAGTGTTTGTTTCAAAGTACTGATATTCAAACGTCACGCCAAAAGTTTCTACCTCTGTCGTTTCGGCCATACTTAAATCAATACCACCGATCTCTGTCGGAAATAAACCTCTCAAAGTATACGATTTTATGTTATTACCATTTCTGTCAAGATGATCTACAAATGCGTCAACTTGGTAATCAACTGGATTAGTTAATCCCTCGTTGTCAGTCATATTATTGATACCATTCTGCCATCTTTCAAATGCGTTTCTTAATTTGAAATTTGTATCGTTTAGTACCGTAATTGACCATGACGGAATTGATCTGTCACCTGCAATTTTAATTGCTCTACCTCTAAATGGAACGTTGATATTAGCAACGGTCATACTTGGTATAGATGTAGCTGTACATAAAAATGCTAAGTCTTCTATTTCTCCACCAACTTGTGCGTAACCAG